GTTGATTCTAGTAATGAGATAATTCTATCAGATTATGATGTAAATCAAAATCAACTTCCAAGAGGTGGAATGATTGTTTCCCTTGGTTCAACATCTGGTCTAGGTTATGCACCTCTAGTTGGAGCTGCAGTAACTGCAGTTATATCTGCTGGTGTTATTCAAAATACTATTGGTATTGGATCTACGGATGTTCTTGGTTCTGGATATTATGGAAATGTTTCCATAGGTATAACGGATCCAAATCATACAGGTTCTGCTGCAGTAATTCAAGCAACTGTTGGTGCTGGTGGAACATTATCATTTAATGTTATAAATGGTGGTTCCGGATATACATCAACAGCAGTAATTCAAGTACCAGAACCAAGTTATGAGAATCTTGAAGTTATCGGAGTATCTCGATTGGGTATAGGACAGACTACAGACACTGGTAGTGGTCTTTTAATGAATATTGAAGTTGGACCTTTCAACTCCAGTGTTGGTATTGGTTCTACTTTATTTACAGTTAAAAACTTTAAAATTACTAGACCTGGATGGGGATTTAAAATTGGGGACAAATTTAAACCAGTGGGATTAGTTACTGATAAAAATCTTCAATCACCAATTGACGATTTTGAATTGGAGGTTTTGGAGATATTTAATGATAAGTTTTCTTCTTGGCAATTTGGTGAATTGGATTACATTGATCCTATTACAACATTACAGGACGGAGTTAGAACTAGATTCCCACTGGAATATAATGGAGATTTGGTTAGTTTTGAGATTGATTCTAATGATGTAGATTCTGCAGAAATAGATATTAATTCCATTCTTCTTGTCTACATTAATGGTGTACTACAGGAACCTGGAGATGCTTATAGATTTGAAGGTGGCACATCTATAGTATTTGCCGATCCACCAAAACCATATGACATAGAAACTTTAGAATCTGGAGATAAAATTGACATATTTTTCTATACTGGAACAAGGGATGTTGATAGTGTATTAGTAACTGACATATCACCCACAATAAAGAGTGGTGATATTGTTAATGTTAAAAAACTCAATTCCGTCCTTGAACAAGATCAAAGAACTGTTTATAACATTAATACCTCAGATAAAATAGAAACTAATATCTATAGCGGAGTTGGGGTTGATGATGAAGTCTATAGAGATATGAGTTGGACTAAACAAAAAATTGATAAAATTATTAATGGTGAAATTACATATAAATCAAGAGATTCTATTAAATCTCAGATTTATCCAACATCCAAAGTTATTGGCGATTTCTCTGCTAGCGATACTGAAATATTTGTCGATAACGTAAGTCTCTTTAATTATGAAAATGGTATTGCCAGCAATACTATAGATGCTTTAATTGTCGATTCTTCTTCAAATCCAGTTTCTGCTGACATAACTGCGACGGTTTCCCCAGAAGGCACCATATCATTGAGCATTAATGATGGTGGATCTGGTTACTCCAATACACCTTCTATTAAAATATCTGCACCAAAGAGAATTGGTGTTGGAATTGGAACAACAGCAACTGCCATTGTTTCATCAGTTAATTCTAATGGCAATATTACAGGGTTGACTGTAACAAATGCTGGATTTGGATATACAACTGATGCACCACCACAAGTTATAGTAGAATTGCCCAATATTATACATGAATCAATTGAAAATATTACATCTATTTCTGGATTTGATGGTACTGTGACAGGGATTGATACTGCGGTCGGCACAAATGGAAATGCATTGGCACTAAAGTTTACATTAAATGCATCATCATTTAGTGATCTTCAGGTAGGATATCCAATTTATATTTTCAACACAAGTATTGGATCTGGTGTAACATCAATTGATGGATCAGATTCTTCTATAGTTGGTGTTGGAACTACTTTCCTAGACAATGTTTATGTGGTAAATTCAATTTCATCATTTGGAATAACTGGAATTGTAACTTGCAATATTCATTCATCAACATCAACCATTGGTCTTTCTACTTCTGGTGATGTAACAGATCCAAGAGGATTTTTCTCTTGGGGAAGAATTTCTGGATTTACTAGATCTTCTTCACCTATAGCAATTGGTGTAACTGGATTGACCGTTGATCAAGAATTATCATCATTCCCGACGATTCAAAGGCGTGGGTATGGTTTAAGAAATACAGGATCTTTAAGATAATTAAAACATCTATAAATATAGAAAAAAGCTATTACGATGGCGGCAATTGTAACAGACCAGTTTAGAATATTAAATGCGGAAAATTTTGTAAATTCCGTTACTGATTCTTCAAATTCATATTATGTTTTTGTAGGACTTTCAAATCCAGATGTTGTTGGATTTGGTAGAACAACCGATTGGGATACAAATACTCCAGACCCAACAGATAGTTTTGACTATCTCAAGTTTACTGGTGATAATATGTCATTCGGTAAGAAAGTAACTTCAGCAAATATTAAGAGGGTTGTTAGAAGAATTGATTGGGTGCAGGGAACAAAATATGAAATCTATCGACATGACTATAGTTATCCAAACAATACATCACCCATTACAAAATCTGCAAGACTTTATGATGCAAATTATTATGTAATGAATAGTGAATATAAAGTTTATATATGTATTGATAATGGTTCGTCTGGTATCAATACTTCCGGAAATGCCTCTTTAGACGAACCGACATTTACGGATTTAGAACCATCTAAGGCAGGTGTTAGTGGTGATGGTTACGTGTGGAAATATCTTTATACAGTTTCTCCAAGTGATATTGTAAAATTTGATTCTACAGAATACATTTCTCTGCCAAATGATTGGGCATCATCTTCAAATGCCCAAATTTCTGCTGTCCGTAGTAATGGAGATTCTACCGTTAATGAAAATCAAATAAAGAAGGTTTATATTGAAAATAGAGGTTTTGGGTACGTAGAAGGTTCCTTTGAAGTAGATATCCTTGGTGATGGAACTGGTGGAAAAGTAATTGTTGATGTAGATTCTAATGGGAGAATAACAAATACCACAGTTTCATCCGGTGGAAAGGGGTATACTTATGGAATAGTTGACCTTGGATCAATCAATACAAATGCTTCCATTGATGCGAATTTAATACCAATAATTCCTCCCTCAAATGGGCACGGATATGACATTTATAAAGAACTTGGTGCGGATAGGGTTCTTGTTTATGCAAGATTTGATGACTCGACAAGAGATTTTCCTACAGATGTAACATTCTCACAAATTGGAATTGTAAAAAATCCAACAGAGTACACATCAAATACAATATACGCAGAAAATCAATTCTCATCATTGGGTGCAATAAAGTTTGATGGCACTATAACTGGATCAGTATCAGTTGGCGATAAGATTAGTCAGTCTGTTACTGGTGGTACTGCTAAAGGATTTGTTGCATCATATGATGAAGAAACTAAAGTTCTAAAATATTTCCAAGATAGATCTTCATATTTAAATCAAAATACATTTAATAATAAAGATTATTCTGGTGTTACAATTTCCGCAAAGGTATTAGACTTTGAATCTTCATCTTCTCCGGTGACATCCAATTTAGGTTTCTCTGCAGGAATACACACATCATTTACGGGAATTAGTACAAATCCAACGGGTACTAAATTAATTTCATTGGGAACTCAAATTACACAAGGTCTTGGTGATCCTGAGATAAATAAAACGTCGGGAGACATTATATACATTGACAATCGTCCCGCTATCATCAGAAATTCTAGACAAAAAGAAGACGTTAAAATTATCCTGGAATTCTAAAAAATGCCACAGAAAACGAATCTCAATATAAATCCATACTATGACGATTTTGATAAGTATGATAACTTTTACAAGGTTTTATTCAAACCAGGGTATCCAATCCAAGCTAGGGAGCTAACTACTCTTCAGTCTATTTTACAGAATCAAGTAGAGTCATTTGGTAGCCATATTTTTAAAGAAGGATCAATGGTTATCCCGGGTGGGGTAACTTTCGATGACAACTACAATTCAGTTAAATTAAATTATGATCATCTTGGTATAGATGTAAAAGTTTATGCTAATAATTTAGTTGGGAAGAAATTGAGAGGTCAAACCTCTGGCGTTGTGGCTGTTGTTGATAGATGGTCCGATATATCCGAGTCTTCAGGAATAACAGATTTAACTTTATTTGTAAAGTATTTAAACG